GGTGCGCTTGGTGCGCTTGGTGCGCTTGGTGCGGAGACCGCCAAACTTCTTCTGGCCGGGCGCGCCGTCCGGACCCGGGTACTGTGCCGCTAACGCGTTGTACTCCGCTCCTCCGGGCACTATGGGGGGTACGAGTGGACCAGCAATCCCCCCGTTGACAGATCGGGGAGGCGCGATGTAGACTGCGGACACCAGCGGAGAAGTGGATACACCACTCGTGTTGGACCTGTGCGCCATCATGCGTGCCTCGTACTTTTCGAGCGTCTCATCCGGAAGGAACTGTAGGTGTGTTCCGGCGAATACATGCTGCATAAATCTATTCTTCATTGAAGGAGGAAACGGAAATGTGAGTCTCGAAATCGGATTCGGGACGCACCTCAAATTTGTAAGAGACTGCGGTAAAGCAGGCAACACAGTCAGTTGGTTTCTACCACAAACCAAATTTTCAAGACTAGGTGGTAGAGCAGGCAGCACAGCCAGTTGGTTTTGATTACACATCAATATTTCGAGAGCAGGTGGTAAAGCAGGCAATTCGGTGAGACTATTTCTACCACAAAGCAATTCTTCGAGAGTAGGTGGTAGAGCAGGCAATGCCATGAGTTGATTATCGTTGGAGTTCAAAGTCATAAGACCAGGTGGTAGAGCGGGCAACACAGTGAGTTGATTTTCATTACAGTACAATTCTTCGAGAGCAGGTGGTAGAGCAGGCAACACAGTGAGACTATTTGTACCACACATCAATACTTCGAGAGTAGGTGGTAAAGCAGGCAATGCAGTGAGTTGATTACGATCGCAGTGCAAGAATCTAAGAGTAGGTGGTAGTGCAGGCAGGGATGTTAATTGTAATCCCGAAACATAGAGACCTGGTGAATGCCCAGCTGCGACAGCAGCAATCTGTCGCAGTAATTCAGCAGTACCTGGTCCATGTGCCATTATATTACTGCGCATAAAAACGAAATCTAGTTTTGTAATTTAGACTTTACTCGTGGACAAAATGCCGACCCTCATCTACATTCCTGCGACCGCGACGTCTGCTGCCTACACCTTCTACTCCGACCACACACATCTCTTCTTCTGCTCTTCAGCAGAGTGCGCAAACGTAGTTGACTACAACGGAGATCGTTGCGAATCGTGCACGGACCCCGACCTCGGACCCATGCCGCCACTCGAAGAGATGCCGCCACTCGAAGAGATGCCTCCACTCCAGACGTATTGTCCCGACTGCGGGATGTACTCGGTTCTTGATGACGACGAAGAGTGCGAGTGCAGTCTGCTGTCTCCATTGAACACTGCACGCATGGGCGGTCCATGCCACGGATGCGGGATTCCGGGAATGTACATTGACGACATCTGCGACTCGTGCGATGAGTTGTACAACCCGACCACGCCTCCGGTGTCCACGCCCGCGTCAACCTAAACTGAAAAAGGGAAGGAACCAACTATTTATTTTTTTACTGTGCGAGGTCTGCGTGGATGAGATGAGGATTCCACGCAAAGATCCAGCATCCACCCTTGGTGCACCGATCAACCACCGTCTTTGTGAGTTTAGACTTGTCACGCAGTGCCATGACGTCATTCAGCGCGTACAGACGACGCAGCAACTCATTGGGCGTGATCTTGAGTGCGGTGACTGCAGTTGTGAACTCATTGGTGATGATGGTCTCGTTAAAGTTCGGGCGTTGTGGTGAAACAGACGTTACCTTGTTCAACTTGAACTTCTTGCAGAACTGTTGAATGACGAATTGCAAGTCTACGACAGACACCACAGGGTCTGCAGTATAGAGGTCGGGTACAGGCATTGCCTTGTTGAGGCGCACAAACTCCTCCTTAATCATCTCGTCATCGGCATCCCACATTACATCGATAAGAATACGACCGATCCCTTCGATGCCCTTAAGAGCAAGACGACGGTGGTTGCCGTCATAGCAAACGAGTCCGTCGGATGTATGTGCGAGATAGAGGATATTGTCTACACGCTTTGACTGCGCAATCTCTGCGTGGATCTCGAGAATACGGTCCTCGTCGGGTGGGCGGTTGTGCTTCCACGTCTTGATCTCGAGTTTTGCAAATGTGTCTGAGTTCACCTTGTACAGTGGATGGGTATTGTCGTTCCATACACGGGCATTGTCGCGATTCGAGAGAAATTCTTGCCAAATCGAGGTCATTTTGAATGATGTATCCGAAGTTTGCAATTCTACGCTTCATTTTTACCGAAAAACGAACCACTCCCTAAAAAAAGACCGAAAAGCATGCAGAATGGAACCGACTCATTGGATTATGCGGATTGGGAACCGCAAGCACTTCGAAGGGAGCAAAAGGTACGGAATCTGGGGGATCAATTCAAAGCGCCATGATCACTTCGTGCGGCGTGCAAAACCAGGTGACCTACTGTGGTTCATGTCAAACAATTCACGTGGAAAGATGGTTGCTGTGGCGACGTTTACGCATTGCAAACTCCGCGAGACGGGACCATTGTTCTCAGCAGACCGCACAAACGAGGAGTTGGGATGGACAGATACAAGTGGAGATTGGGATATGTTCATCTTCTTTAAGGATCACATCGATGTAGAGTCATGCAACCTTCTCACTCAAGCGGAAAAATGGACGCGGTCAGGTGTGTTCAGGTACACACCGGTCTTCTGCACCCAGAATCTTCCGGTCATCTACCCTTATATCCGACGGTTCGTGAACGCTTTCGTCGTGCCTGTCGTCGACGAGTTCGCCTCCGCCCACCCTCCGCAAGGTCCAGTTTGACTGCATTCAATGTACGCCGTACAGAGTCCCGTATACCCATTGACAGTCCATTCTTGAGGAGGAGACCTCTCAACTCGCCCGCACGTTTTTCAAATTTGGGGTAGGTGGCAAGAAAATCCAGTGCAGCATTGACAGACTCAACTCCTACGTCACGTTGGTTTTCAGTTTTTAACGCATTGTCGTCTGGCAAGTCTGCAATCAGTTGATCAACTCGGTCCATTGTCTAGGCGTTAGATCTTTTCAACCTTGATGGGAACAACCTTGGGTAGGGCAATGGGTTCCATGACCACGTAGGCACACTTGTGGACTTCAGGGGTACGGCATGAAACACAATACATGCCCAGACACCGGCACGTGAATGTAAGATGACTTTTCTTTTTGCAACAGGGACACTTCATTGTAGAATAGGAAACACCCATTATCTTCAGTCGGTTTTCGTTTTTCCTAGGTGACTAACAATGGGTACACGAAGACGCCGCCAGTCTCGTAGAGCAAGGAAACAAATCAAGTACACTGCAGTTGTCGATCCAGACGTGCGGTATCCCCAAGCAAAATTTGAGAAGGAACTTTCGCTCTATCTCAAAGATCCGCATGGATGGGGGAAATCGTTTAAGCGTGTCAAGGAGGGCGGGATTGCAATTCGGTTGTCGTCCCCTGCCACAATTAATGAGGTGTGTGGCAAGGATATACGGAACCTAAGTTGTGCGGAATTGGGCGGGAAACACATGTACCTCAATGCAATGCGGTGGTCGCACGGTGCACCGGAAAGCAAATTGGATTTGCACGACTACCGGCAGTATATGGTGTCACATGAGATGGGACATATTTTAGGACATGAGCATGTGGGGTGTCCGGGTCGTGGACACATTGCACCGATTATGATGCAGCAGACACTTGGAATTGGGGAGTGTACCCCGAATACACGGGTCCGGGTTTAAGACATGCGCCGAACTCTATACCAATGAAGATTGATCCACGAAATGTACGACCCTTTATCCTGACGGGATATCGCAATCCGCTAACCCATTCGACGCCGTGGGAGTGTGCGTACTCTGTGTTTACATGGCACAATGAGACCTTAAACATCCATACACATCTGTGGAGTGCCGTGTATTTTGCATACACATACTTGACTCGTCCAGTGTACGCGTGTGCGTCGCCGATCTTGCAACTCGGAATTACGGTAGGGTACGTTGGAGCAGTCTCGATGAGCGTGGCATCTACGTTTGCACATACAATGTATATACTCAATTCAAAATGGTACAGAGTTGCATGGTTTATCGACTGTCTTGGAATCATCGCAGTGAACTACTCCCATTTCTTCTTGGATCTGTTTTCGATTGCAGTCTATGTGCACAGTCCCACACTGCTCTATGCAGGGTTGGGATTGATCACACTGTTTAGTGCGTGGTGTATCTGGAATGCAAGACAGAGTCAAGACGGGATCGGAAACTGGGGGATCTATTATGCCGCAGTCGCATCCCTTCCACTCACACTTGTCAATTACAGTATGATCCAACGTGAAGCATCGAGATGGTCTGCACTTTGTTCTGCACTGGTTGTTGTGGGTGGATGCGTCTTTTATTCTGGACGAATCCCGGAGCGTCTTTGCAATCCCTATCGCATATTTGATTACGTGTCAAGTCACATGTGGTTTCATATCTGCATTACGGCAGCAATTGTGAGTGCCTTACGCGCAATTCCGGATTTGTATAGTCTTGAACTTAGTTCGAGTACGCAAGACCGCCCATGCCTGACATGACACGGAAGATATTGTAGTTGATCGCGTACATGCGGAAGTTGTACGGGTACGCCTTGGAGGGGAACGTGCCCGCACCGCCACTGGTCTTGCTGTCGAACACGAGGGTCGCAGTGTCGATGCGGGAAAAGTTGCAGGTGCCCGACGGTTGGTGCTCTTCGGGTTGAAGCGCAAACGAGTACACGTTGATCGGATTCGCAACCGGGAACGCGTGGTCGGCGATGGTGCCCGTGATGGTTGTCGATGTAACCGTTTGTCCATTGTTGACAATGTACGTTCCGGCACCGCCCGACCCGCTGCCGTACCCGACAATCAACGTACCCGGCAGAACACCACTGCCCGTGAGCGACATTCCGATCAAGAATACACCTGTCGTGGTACCCGCAGTGAAGACAGTGTCTGAGATCGTGCTGGTTGTCGCAGACGCGGTCGATGTTGCGTTTGCCGAGATGGAGTTGCGCGTGGGCCAGAAGGCGCCGCCCGTGTGGTGCTGGTAGGGTTGGACCTTCCAGAAGTAGTCGCCATAGCGCTCATCGAAGCGATCCTGTCCATTGATCTGCAGACGGCAGCGGTCGACAATGTCATCGTACGAAAAGGGAGACGTGTATCCATCGGCAATGGACGTTGTGCTGGCGCAGTCCGTCTTGCGGGCATCCTGGAACACCCAGATCAACTCCTTGATCGGGTGGTTCAGTGTAAGGTCGATGCGGGCATTCGCCGTTGTGAGCGTCTGCTGCAGAGAGTACTGCAACTGGTCAATGAGGTACTCGTGCGACTGCTGGGCAAAGCGACGACGTTCATCCGTGTCGAGGTAGATGTAGTCAATGTACAGGGATGCCTCCTTGGGTTCCGGCAGACGACCCGCAGCATTCGCGATGCTGCCCGCGACTCCGGCAGTGCCCGACACCAAATCAATCTCCTTGCGGAAGATGAGGTTAAAGTGCACCTCGTGGTACTGGAGGGCAATGAGCGGCAGTGCCAGTCCGGGGTTGCGGCAGAACCAGAAGGACAGCGGAATGTAGAGCACATTGGGACGACCGTTGCAGGATGTTAAGGTCGAGGGACGACCACCCTGGTCACCGCCGAGCATGGCATCCAACTTGACACTCTGATCGTACGGCGCGCTTAACGTCTCCCAAAGGTACATCCACTCTCCGTACTGACGGTCCATGACTTGACCACCCACCTCGACCTCAATCTGCTGGATCATGAGGTACCCCAGACGACGCTGAGCGCCCTGTGTCCAGTTGATGGGAGCACCGGCAGTGCCCGCAATGGTCGTGTCGGGCAATGTCACCTCGAGGTAGGTGCGGTACAGCAGGTCGGCATTGCGATTGACGACGGCAACGACGCGTTGGCCGAACGTCGGCGCGCCTGTAAAGTTGACACGCATTGCCTCCATGGCAAAATTCGTGTGACGCTTGTACATGACCTTCCAGAAGGTAATGTGAGGATTTCCAGTGATGTAGGCATCTTGAGCACCGTATGCAAC